GCCGATAAGGACGAGGCACTTCCTCTTCCGTCAGTGCCTCGTCCTTATCGGCCAGAGCGCGCATGTCCTTCAAAAGCACGTCATTCCTGGCGATAAGTTTTTCTAGCTTATCCATGCGTTTGGTACCTCCTGTGTAATATTTCGCGCACCTTGACGCGCTTATCAAAAACCCGGCCAGTTATGGTCGGGGTTTTTTCGGGTTCTTCATGGTTGTTAATATTCTTAGGTTCTTTGGGTTTTGCAGCTTTTGTTGGCCCCGCGGGTGCAGGTTCTTGCCGTTCTTGCTGTTTTTGCTTGATTTCCAGGGCCCGGTTAATGGAGCTATTCCACCCGTTCAGAATCACCGGGCGATAAGTATTAAAATAATAATCTTTTACTGCCGCTGCCGTTTCAGCATAAAGCATCCCGTCAGCAAATTTTTCATCAATCGCTGTAGCTGCGCTCATCGGTGTTTCTTCGTCCATGATGGCGGATATTTCTTCACGTGTTCGGCCAGTTTTCAATTCATAGACATTCATAATCGCTTCTTTTACCTCGTCCAAAATATCGGCCACATGCCGCAGGTCTTTTGCCTCCCCACCGGTTTCAGTCCAGGGATTATGGACCAGCATCATACTGCCGGGAGACATAAGGACATCCTTGCCGGCCATAGCGATAATTGATGCCGCTGAATACGCTTTGCCGTCGATTTTTACAGTAACCGTCCCGGAATGTTCCTTCAATGCGCTATAAATACCTACCGCTGCAAACACATCGCCGCCGCGGGAATCAATCCAGACAGTTATGTTACTGCCTTTATGCTCTGCCAAAGCCTGCCTGAAAGTATTCGGCGATGAATAAGGGATGTCCCACCATTCGTATATCCAGGCGAGATCATCGTCTATAATTTCGCCCATTATCCTGAGCTCGACATCACCGGCCTTATTTTGGATAAAACGCCAGTATCTCATGCCACGATGCCTCCTTCCTTCAGCATTTTATAAATCTCCTTCGCCAGGCTTTCAGTTTTGGTTTCAGTATTGCGTGTGCTGCCGGCCTCGCGCATGTTCTCCGGTTCCAGGTAAATATCCCCGTTGGCGATTGGCGGCAGGTTCTCCAGCTTGCGGATATCATTCACGCTCAGCCACCCCCACTGGCGGCCCACAGCATAGGCCCTAGACCTGCTGAGAGTATCGCCACGGAGCAGCCCGCGTAGGTCGAATTCCATATAGTAGCCGGCCAGACGTTCCCGCTGGGTTAGCAGTTGCATGTTGATATTTTCTTCCCAGCGCTTGAACCAGGGAAGCATGGTGTACATGACAAACTCCAGCGACTGGTGTTCTATGTTGTTATTGGTAGCCCGGTCCAGATTCTGGATCAGGTGCAGCGGCACGCGGTATATTCTAGCGATGTCCTCTGTCTGGAACTTCTTGCTTTCAATAAGCTGCGCGTCGGTCGGCTTGATCGTAAACGGCGTAAATGTTAGCCCGCCTTCCAAAAGCAGAGGAATGCCAGTGTTCCGCATCCCGGTATAGTTGTCTTTCAATTCTTTTTTCAATCGTTGGAAGGATGCGTCGTTCAATGTCCCCGCTGTAGAAAAAGCGCCGGAAGGAACCGCCGCGTTGCGAAACATCTGGTTGCCGAATTCTTCGTAGTTCCGACCCAGGCGGATCGCGCTGGCCGCGTATTCAATGGGTGACATACCGATGATTCCGTCCATGGACATTCCCGGGACATGAAACACCTGCTCGCGGGATAGCTCCTTCGCCGGTTTGATATTTTTCCCGTTGCTGATTTTGTAAACCAACTTTTTAGTTTCTGTGTTGCGCTCTATCCTTACCTGCGGCCACTGATAGGGATAGAGTCCGACAAGGTTGCCGCCGCGGTCCACCAGCCGCTCACATACGGCGTTCCCGCCGGTGTTCAGCGCGACCATGCACATTTCCTTAAAATTAAAAGGCGCCATTTCCTCATTTGGCGTATTGTGCATGATGTCATAAATGGCCAGGTCGTTACGCGGCTCACGTTCATTATCGTTCACCTTGCGGTAGAGCTTGGCTGGCGCAGAGGCGAAGGTCTCACTTAGTACCCGGATACAAGCAAAAACCGCCGTGTATTTCATGGCGGTTGTGGTGGTCACCGGACCGGAAACAGGAACATTAACGACATCTTCACCGATAAGGAACTGACGGGCTAGCTCATCAAAGCTGTTGGAAAAAACAAATCTAAGTTTTTGGAATATGTTCATTGCATTACCACCTTTTAAAGCAAACTTCTCATGCCGCGTTGGTTGTAAATGCAATCCCCTTCCTGGCGGATCGCCAGGCTCATGGCGTTAATCATTGCCACCAAGCCGTCGATGCGTTCTGTGCTTTTATCTTTCACAGGACGGATATTTTCGTTCTCGTCCATTTTGGTTTCCACGTTGCCCACATTCCAACGTAGTACCGGGTGGCCATTATGAATCAGTTTTTTGCCCCGGGCTAACTGTTCGATCTCTTTCATCGACGGCGACATACTTTTAAAGCCCTGGCGCACCTCGACCATGGTCAGCCCCTCGTCTTGCAAGTTTACCGCTGTCTGCATGGCGTTCCACGGGTCATAACCGATCTGCTTGATGTCGTAGATGCCAGCAAGGTCTGCAATCTGTTTTTCTATGAAATTATAATCTATAACATTACCAGGCGTTGTCTGCAGGTAGCCCTGCTGCTGCCAAACATCGTAGAGAACCTTGTCTGCTCTTACGCGTTCTGCAAGGTTTTCCTCCGGCAGCCAGAACCACGCCAGGACAACCCATTGCTGGTTTATATCGTCCGGGGGGAACAGCAGAATAAATGCTGTCAGGTCCAGCTTGGACGATAGGTCAAGGCCGCCATAACATAGGCGGCCTCTTAGTCTCTTTATGTTTATTTTGGCTTTGCATAGGTCCCAGAAGTCTAGGCCCAGCCAGCCAGTGGTTTTCAGCTTCTCCCAGCTATTCAGCCGCAGCCACCTGAAGTTGCGCTCCCTGGCAATGTTACCCTGGGCGCGGGTAAACTGGTCTTCGGCTTTTTCCCAGGGGACGGTGTGACCTATGCTGGGGTTTACTTTTCCCCATATTTCTTTATCTTGCCAAACATTGCGCCATTCTTCGTCGTTGGTCAGGTCGGCGTCGATGGTTTCGTGGTCCCGGCCTGTCCAGATCCGTTTATTGTCGCGGTCAAGACCGTAGAGCATGGCGTAGAGGGTAGGGTCATTTTTTACGCTAGTAAGGACGTCAACAGCCATCTGGTGAACTTCCCAGCCGATGCTTGCTCTATCCGGATCGTTTCCAGCAGTCGTAATTAAAAAATACAATGGTTGCTCTCGGGCATCACCGGAGCCCTCAGTTAATACATCGAAAAGCTCCCGGTTCGGCTGTGCATGAATTTCGTCGAACACTACCCGGCTAACGTTCAAACCATGTTTAGTAAAAGCTTCCGCGCTTAATACCTGGTAAAAAGATTTTGTCGGCAAGTAAACAAGCCGTTTCTGTGAAAGAATCGGCTTTATGTTTTTCCGCAGCGTTGGGTTTTGTTCTACCATTGCCACAGCTACATCAAAGACCATGCTAGCCTGTGCTCTGTCTGCAGCTGCGCCATATACTTCAGCTGCCCATTCATCATCAGCACAAAGCCCTTGTAAAGCCACTGCGGCAGCCAACTCGGATTTGCCCATTTTCTTAGGGATTTCCAAATATGCTGTATTGTATTGTCTGCGCCCATCTTCTCGCACTGTGCCAAAGATATCTGACAGGGCCTGCTCCTGCCAGGGTAGCAAGGTAAAATAAACGCCGCGCCATTTGCCTTTTGTATGCTTTAATTGTTTTACAAAGTTTATGGCATTGTTTGCCTTTGTTTGGTCAAAGTACATTTATCTCACTCCACTAATCAGTCCCTCCATCGGATCAATTTCGCCTGACGGCGTTTCTATAGTTATCCGTGTTCTCGAAGACGGTGTCAGCCCGAATTCGGAACAAAATGACTTAAACTGGTCGAGTGCTTTCTGGCCTATTTTTACCTGCGGACGTTCGATCTCGTTTTCGGCTCCCAGGGTGTTAATATACACATAAGTCAGTCCATGTTTTTTAAGATGTCGTTGGCACTCTACGAAGGTTTTCCAACACTGGCAGACTGCTGCAAAAGCTTCACCGTCTATTTGGGTAAGCAAGCCCAGTGCTTCAAGTTGAGGTGCCAGGCGTTCCCACATTTTCTTCCCTTCGCCGGTTAACCATGCCGGACGTTTTGGTGCTGTTGGCACCGGCTTGGGTTCGCTCTCAGGTAAGGGTCGCTTGCCAGGGTTGCCTTCCAGTAATTTCAGCGCTGTTGGTTTTGGTGGTCTGCCCATTCTGGCCATTTCATATCACTTCCTTTTAATTCCAAGGGGCTTATCAACTTTCGCGAAAACTCGCAGAAAGG